CACTGGCGGGACTGCGACACTCAGCAATACTGGCTTGAAGCTGCGGGATACCAACGCTTCGCACACCCTCACAGTAGCGCCAGGATCAGATTTGACGGTTGACAGGACGCTGACTGTTACAACTGGCGACGCCGATCGCACTTTGTCCCTGCAGGCCAATCTGACCGTCAATTCGGCTACGACGATTTCAACAGCCGGTGCGGCCCTTATTGACGACGCTGACGCCGCTGCTCAACGCACGACGCTTGGACTGGTGATCGGAACGAATGTCCAGGCTTATGATGCAGAACTTGCGGCGATCGCTGGCCTAACATCCGCAGCCGACACCATTCCGTATTTTACGGGTGCTGGTACTGCAGCCACAACTACATTCACTGCTGCCGGTCGGGCGCTGGTAGATGATGCAGATGCGGCGGCACAGCGGACGACGCTGGGCTTGGTTATTGGAACCAACGTGCAAGCCTATGACGCAGAGCTGGCTGCAATTGCAGGACTTACATCTGCTGCTGATCGCCTTCCATATTTTACCGGATCTGGTACGGCTGCTCTTGCAACCTTTACTGCAGCCGGTCGCGCCTTGGTTGATGACGCTGATGCGGCAGCGCAACGCACGACACTTGGGCTTGGTGGGCTATCCACTTTATCGACTGTTGGTACGACAGAAATTACCAATGATGCAGTAACATATGCTAAAATTCAGAACGTATCAGTTGCTGATCGTATTCTTGGTCGCGTGACAGCAGGCGCTGGCGACATCGAGGAAATTACCTGCACCGCTGCAGGTCGAGCGTTGATTGATGACGCTGACGCTGACGCACAACGCACGACATTAGGTCTTGGGACCACTAGCAACCCGCAGTTCGCGACAATTGAACTCGGTGCTGCGACTGACACAACAATAAGCCGTTCTGCCGCTGGTGTAATTGCTGTTGAAGGCAAGCCTGTTGTAATGACTACAGGCGCTCAGACTGTTGAGTTTGCTGCCGGTACTGTATCGCTTCCATCTATTACGACAACCGGCGACACAAACACCGGTATCTTCTTTCCTGCTGCTGATACAATTGCGTTTACCGAAGGTGGCACCGAAACTTTTCGTATCGGCTCATCCGGTCAGCTTGGTGTAGCGGGTGCTAACTACGGCACATCCGGTCAGGTGCTTACATCTGGTGGTGCTTCTGCTGCACCTAGCTGGGCTACGCCTTCTTCAGGCGGAATGACCCTGCTTGGGACGATCACCACGACAACTGGTACTTCTAGAACTTTGACGGGTCTAACGCTTACTGGCTATCAATTTGTAGTTCTTTATTGGAAGGGAGTTTCCAGCAGTGGTAACGGCATACAGGTTGGTGTTAATGATGGAACAGATACAATTTCAGTTAATTCGAGAGATGCGACCTCCTCATCATCCGGGAGTGCTATTCACTTTACCACTTGGCTAAACCTGACGAATGGTTCGTTTTTTAGTTCTGGTTGGACAACCATACCAGGTGATTACGGTAGCGCATTTGTTGATACCAACCCCGGCGGTGGAGGAAAATTTGGAACCGGCAGAACAAGAATAAGCACAGCCACAACGACAATTGACGTTCGAATACAGGCTGGAACCGCCTTTGACGCTGGCAGCGTTGATGTTTATGGAGTGAAGTAATGGAATATTTTCAAGTAAATAAAGACTCGGTAACAGGTGAGGAAACAATCCGACCGTTTACAGAAGATGAAATTGCTGAACACAAGAGACTTGAGCGTGAGGTTTTGCTCTGGTCCCTTCGTGAAAGGCGAAATCAACTCCTTGCGGAAAGCGACAGCTTCACACTTCCAGACCGTTGGAACTCTTTATCTGACGAAAAGAAATCGGAATGGACAGCATACCGACAGGCTCTTCGCGACATGCCCCAGAACACAACTGATCTCTATAACCCGGAATGGCCTGTCAAGCCGGTATAGCACGGAATAAACGCAGGAGCGTCTCTGAATGACCTTCATGCCAATCAAACTACCGCCGGGGATCGTCAGGGGAGCAAACCCTGACGATGCGGTTGGTCGCTGGTTTGACGCGAGCTTGGTAAGGTGGCGTGACGGTGTGATGGAGCCAGTAGGTGGCTGGGCCAAGGTGACTTCGTCTGCATTGGGATCGAAGGTCAGAAAGATCCATCAGTGGCGTTTGAACAACAATCTGCTCATGTCTCTGTATGGTGCTGATGAGAACCTGTACTCCGACAATGTCGGTACAATTACAGATGTTGCGCCAACTGACATTGTAAATCTGAACAGTGGCGTCACGTCTGCCGGATATGGTGCGTCAACCTACAACACCGGCACATACGGAACCGCCAGAACCGGCGCCACAACCCTGCCACCAAACAATCCGGCATGGACGTTTGCCAATTGGGGCGAAGATGTTCTGGCTGTCTCCAGCGCAGACGGACGTCTTCTATACTTCGATGCGTCATCGCCATCGACCGATTGCGTTCCTGTTGGTGTCTACTCGGTGTCCACGATCAGCAGGACGTCGAATGTTACGACGATCGTGACGTCTACGCCGCACAACCTATCGACTGGCAACACAGTCAACGTAACTGGCGTCACGGATACATCATTTAACGTCACTGGCGTGTCAGTCACAGTCACCAACACGACGACATTTACCTACTCAAATTCTGGTTCGAACGGCTCATCCAGTGGCGGCAAAGTAAGAGATTTGTCGGTTCCGACAACAAACCGTGCGGTGGTTGTCACGCCAGAGCGTCATGTCGTCCTGCTGCAAGCCGGCGGCGAGTCGAGGCGTGTAGCCTGGTCAAGCCGTGAGGATCATACGGACTGGAATTTCTCGTCCACCACAAATACCGCAGGATACATTGACCTGACATCAGAGACGCCACTTCAGGCGGCAGTGTCAGTTCGTGAGGGAACGCTTATCTGGTCGGCAAACAGGCTGTTCCTGATGCGCTATGTTGGCCTTCCATTCATCTATGGCACCGACGAACTGGGATCGACCGGACTGTACTCTCCAAATGCGTATGCCCAGTTCGACGGCAAGTGCGCCTGGATGGATAACAGCGGGTTCATGGTTTATCAGGGCGGAAACATCCAGGCTCTGGAATGCCCGCTCAACGACTACATCTTCTCAGACATTGACACACTGTATGGCCCCAGAGTGTCGCACGCATGCGTCAATGGCGTGTTCAACGAGATCTGGTTCTTCTACCCATCGAGCGGAAATTCAGAGTGCAACAGATATGTGATCTGGAACTGGGTTGAGAACTGGTGGTCAATGGGGTCGCTTGCGCGGACTGCAGCATTCCCGGCAGGTGTCCAGGGTCGCCCGATCATGTCTGGCACAGACAATCACATCTACCAGCACGAAAATGGCTTCACGACATACCAAGGTCTGAGCGTGGCCAATAACATCTTCATTTCTTCTGGAACGATCAACATTCCAGGCGACGAGAATGTGGTCAACATCACTCAAGTTGTTCCGTCAAACGGCAACAACTATGCCCTGACGAACTACACTCTGCTGACGCGAATGACGCCAAGCGGCTCAGAGCGCACGTTCGGACCATATAACAGCCGAAGCGACGGGTACGTTGACACCAGGGCGTCAGGCAGGGACGTTCGGATCAAGATTGCAGCGCGCGATGCTGGAGACTGGTCGATCGGGCGGTTGCGCATGAAAGTATCTGCGGGTGGCAGACGATGAACATTCTGCTTCCACCACCCACCACTCCACTAGGAACGATATTGGACACGATACGACGGGCCTTGATCCCCGCCATCTCACAAGATGAGGCGGCGACGCGAGTGCTTCTTCGTTCACCCAATGGCACAGTTTATTCAGTGACGGTTGATGATGCCGGCACGCTGTCCACTGCGGTGAATGATGGCAAAACTAGGCTCTGACGAACTCAAGCGCAGACTGAAACGGGCTCTTGGCGTGGCTGGAAACACCCACGGCCCTGAAGACGTTGCCTCGGCAGTAAGCCAAGGCAGAATGCAGGCGTGGACGAATGGCGACAGCCTGGTCGTCACAGAGGTGCTGCAATACCCGCGTGGCAGCGCGCTCAACGTCTTCTTGGCAGTCGGTAACATCAATGAAGTGATGGCAATGCAGCCGTCCATTGAGGCGTTTGGCCGCCAGCATGGATGCAAGGCATTGCGCATGGAAGGTCGCAAGGGCTGGTCCCGCGTTCTTCCCGAATTTGGCTGGAAGGCCGATCCAAAAGTTATTTACGAAAGGGCTCTCTGATGGGCAAGTCATCTGGAAACCAGAAGGTCACTCAGGAGACAAAACTTCCTGCGTGGTATGAAACCGCCGCCAAGGATGTCATCAAAGACGCCGGGACGACGGCTGACAATCTGGCTCAGCCATATCAGGGCAATACTGTTGCCGGCCTTGACCCCCTGCAGACGCAGGCGATCAATCTGACCGGGCAGAATATCGGCGCAACAAACCCGGCCTTTTCTCAGGCGCAGGGCGGTGCCACCGCCGCCATGAACTACAATCCGCAGATGGTAGGCAATGGCTACAACGCCATGATGTTGGGCGCCAACTACAGCCCTCAGAATGTCGCTGCCGGTAGCCAACAGTATGGATACCAACCAGAGCGGGTCGGGTTTGGTCAGCAGGAATATGGCTATAATCCGACGAGTGTCTTCAGCGGCAGCCAGAGTTACAATTTCAACCCACTTGAGGTGTCTGGCGGTTCTTTCCTGACTGGCGACATGTCACGTTACATGAACCCCTATATCGACAATGTTGAGCAGGCCGCGCTGCGCAACATGCAGCAGGGATACGAGCAGGGGCTCAACACCATTGCCGATCGGGCGATTGGCGCAGGAGCCTTTGGCAGCTCGCGGCAGGGCGTAATGGAAGGAACTGCCGCTGCAGAGTTCGCGCGACAGTATGGCGACCTGTCGGCCAACCTCAGAAGCCAGGCATACAACGCTGCGACCGATCTGGCTGGTCAGGATCTCAGCCGCGGCATGCAGGCCCAGCTTGCCAATCAGCAGGCCGGAATGGGCAATGCCCAGTTCGGAGCCAATTTGGGCATGCAGAACATTGCCAACAATCTGCAGGCGCAGCAGTTCAACGCCACGCAGGGACTGGATAACGCCCAGTTCGGCGCCAACCTTGGTTTTCAGGGTCAGCAGCAAGCCATGCAGGCGGCACTGGCTAACCAGCAGGCTGGCATGTCGAACGCCCAGTTTGGTGCCAATCTTGGCATGCAGAACATTGAAAATGCCTTGCAGGCGGCCTTGGCCAACCAGCAGACCGGCTTGCAGGGGGCTCAGCTCAACCAGCAGGCCATGCTGGCCAATCAGGACGCTCTGTATAACCAGTACGCACTGCAGCAGCAGGCTCAGCTTGCCAACCAGAATGCTGGCCTGCAGGGCGCTCAGCTCAACCTGCAGGGATCACAATCCCTTGGTGATCTCGCCACCGCCGGACAGAACGCCTACCTGCAGTCGCTTCAGTCTGCACTGGCAGCCGGCCAGATCAATCAGGACCAGGCACAGGCCATGCTGGCGCAGCAGGCAGCCCAATATGACGCCATGCGGAATTACCCGCTGGAGCAGCTGAACATCAATCTGGCTGCCCTTGGTGGGACGCAGGTGCCAACCTCTACGACGACCACCCGGCCAACGTCAGGGAACTGGCTGACGGGTGCGGCTGGCGGCGCCTTGGCGGG